GGGCTGGGCGGCCTTCCACGCCGCCCGCGCCTCCCGGTCCGGGGCCACCGTCCCGCTGGAGCCCTCGATTTCCGGGTCGGGCTCCCGGGTGATGGTGACAAAGCCGTTGTAGGCCACCAGCGTCTCCGCCTGGCCGTCGGTCAGCGGCAGGCAGCCGGGGAAGGGCATAGATTTTGCCGCCGGGTAGGCCCCGCTGGGATTGGGGACTGATTTTATAAATTTCATACTGCTGCCCTCCTCAGCCAATTTTGACGGCATAATACCAATAAGTTATGCCTTTCGCATTGGCGTTTCCATTTACATCGTCACCATAGAATTTAACGGTCTTTCCATCAAACTGCATATTTGTAGCGCCCCCGAGACCTGTCAAAACTTGAATTTTATTTGGAATATCCAGGCCCCATGGAATAGAGGAAAACATAGAAGAGGAATAGTTGGACCCTGATGCACCAATCTGAACATTGGCAAAATATCCCCACAGATCCGGCACAAACGGGAATGTGATCTCCGTGGGGTCATCCTTCCCGTAAGTCCCCGTCCCCACATAGCTGCCGGTGCAGATCTGGGCGGGGAACTGGGTCACCTGATCCAGTGTCATCCCTCCCGGGATGCGCACCGCCTCTGCCAGGGTGATGGGGAACTTGACCGCACCGGCGGCGTCCTGCCACTCCACCACGTCGCAGGGGCCTGCGGAGGTGGTGACCGGTGTCTTGGTATAGGTCCAGGCCCGGGCGGCGCTGACAGCCCCCGTGGAGGCCTGCACCGTGGCCAGGATGTCAATGGTCCCCGCGCCGGTGGGCAGGTCGATGACCGGGATGCTCTGGGCATAGCCGCTGGACACCTCCAGGGCGGTCCACAGGGCCCCGTTGACCCGCAGCTCCAGGGATATCTGGTTCCCCGTGTCCGAGCTCACGGAGTAGGGCACGTCGTTGACCAGCGTCCCCAGGTCCCCGTCCTGGCCGGAGATCACCAGGGCCGAGGCCGACACCACCGGAATCTCCCCAGAAGTCGCCCAGGCGGAATCCGCCTTCTCCCCCGTGGCCTTGACCCGGTACTGCACCCAGCTCCAGGCCCCGGCGGTCTCGCTGGAGCTCAGGGCCTGCCCGGAGTACACCTGGGTCCAGTCCTCGTCCGTGTCGGCCTTGCGCTGGAGGATGTAGCCGGTGGCATTGATGCTGGCCGTCCAGCTCACGGGGACGGTCTGCCCCTCCATGGCCAGAGAGGGGGTAGTCAAAGCAGGGGCTGGTGGCGCATAAATCACAACCGTCTCGTTGCTGTACTGCTTCTGGCCGCGCACTTCATACCCGTATATGTCGGTCTGCCCCACCGCAAACCGGGCCGTGTCACCGTCCCAGGAACTTAGGACCGTAATTTCTGCCTGATTGGAAGAACGGTCGTATATATTCTGGAGGACGAGTACACTGCTCCGGTTGTCTTTGTATATCGTGTACTTGTTAAAAATATTGTCGGGGTCGCCTCCGTTGATGGTCCACGTCAGCGTGAACGGAACGTCTGCCCTTACAGAACTGGGAGCGGTCACATTGGTCGGCGGAGACAGCGGCGTATAAAATGGGGAGGCCGTCTTCTCTGTCCAGGGGCCAGGATCTCCTGCGCTGTTTACCGCGCGTAGCCGGAAGGTGACTGAACCTTCGTCAATATTTTCTTCCCCTGCATAGCACCACGCAGCAGTACTTGTCGTTTCGTAATATTCACCCGAGCCCTGACACGCCACCCATGTTCCATCCGGTCGCTTTCGCTGAACTTGATATTTCGCGGCCCCGGACACCGACTTCCAGCGCAGATAGATTCCGGAGCCGGTAACGGCAGGCCACTTTGCAGGAAAATTATTAAAAGTGGGAGCACTCAAAGCCACACCTACACCCCCCTGTTATAGCTGACCTTCCGGTCCAGGTAGTATGTCCCGTCCCTCCGGTCCTCCGGCTCCACCGCCGGCGGCATCTCCACGATGGACCCCGCCATCCCGTACAGTGCCAGGAACGCCTCGTCAGGGGTGTTTACAGGCCCTTGCACGTAACAAAAACCCGGAGCCGTCAAGGACTCCGGGCCGTGAGTGGTAGACGCTGGTAGACCGTTCTGCTGCTACATTGGGGGCGAGTCGATGGGATTCAGCATTTTCTGCCGCCTTTGATGGTAGACATTTGGTAGACAAGTTCCCCGGGAGATCGAGAGGAGGAGATCCCTTGATGACATAAGATAAAAATCCATCAAGAAAAGCAAAGTTTGTCGAAAGGAGGCGTTGCCTAAATGGATGCGATAATACAGACGCTGTTGGCCTGTGTCGGCTCTTCTGGGCTCACGGCCATCATCCTGGCACTGCTCCAGCGGAGATGGTCCAAGGCGGACAAGCGTGACGCGGTGGTGGCTGGCCTGAAGGTGCTGACGGTGGACAGAGTGCGCTATCTGGGAAAATGCTACATTGCGGACGGGAAAATCACCCTGGAGGATAAGGAGAACCTGCAAGACATGTACCGGGCATACAAGGACCTGGGCGGGAACGGGCACCTGGAGACCGTTATGGCTGAGGTGAATCATTTGCCCATTACGGGGCAGGTGGATGCATGAGCAGCACTGTGATCCTGGCCGCGGCGGCGGCCTTCGCACTGGGGTGCGTGTTCTGTCTGGGGCTGTGGTGGCTGTCCACCCACCGGTCCAAAAGGGGCCGCACAGAGACCATGAAGGCCATCGTCTGGCTGTGCCTGTTCAATGGCTTCGCCTGGGGGTGGTGCTCCTATCTGCTGGCCTATCTGGGTCGTGAGCAGATCGCAGAACAGCTATCCGGGAAAGCTGTCACAGAGATCATTGCCGTGATCCTGGCTTACGCCATCAAATCCATACTGGAGAACCTGAGCAAACATAAAAACTGGCCGGACAGATCCGGCAAAAAGGAGGAAACGACCCATGAATGAACTGACCAACTATCTGCCCATGCTGCTGGCCCTGGTGCTGGCGCTGACCCTGGTGACCAACATCATCGTACAGGTGCTCAAGAGCCTGCTGTACGATATGCTTCCCACCAACCTGCTGGCTTTCCTGGTGGCCGCAGTGGTAACGGTAGGGGCGGGCTTCGGCCTGTGGTCCTATTACCGCTTTGCCATCACCGGCTGGATGATCGTGGCGCTGATCGCCCTCATCTTCCTGGTGGCCTTCTCTGCGATGTTCGGTTATGACAAACTGGTACAGCTGATGGAGCAGGCGGGGTGGATCAAGGCACAGAAGTGAGGAGGCGCACTATGGCAACCGCTGAAAAGATATTGGAGATCGCCCGGTCGCAGATCGGGACCAGAGAATCCCCGGCCAACAGTGACAACGTGAAGTATAACACCGTCTACTATGGGCGGGAGGTGTCCGGAAAATACCCCTGGTGCGCCGTGTTCGTCTGGTGGGTGTTCCGGGAGGCCGGGGCTCCCGAGTTGTACTACGGCGGCGGAGAGACCGCCTACTGTCCCACGCTGATGTCCTTCCACAAGAAGCAGGCGGTAACTGACTACCGGCCGGGAGACATCGTGTTCTTCAACTTCTCCGGCAAGAGCTCCGCCGGTCATGTTGGCATCTGTGAGAGCTGGGATGGGACCTACATCACCACCATTGACGGCAACACCGGCGGTGCCAGCGAGGACAACGGCGGGGCGGTGATGCGCCGCAGGCGGCATAAGAAATACATCGTGGGGGCATATCGCCCAGACTATGAGGAGGAAGAGAGCGTGACCTACGAGCAGTGGCTGGAGTACCTGGAGAGATACCGCAGGGAGGCGGCCGCCAAGAAGGCGTCCATGCCGGAGCTGTTGGAGGAGGCTGTGGAGCTGGGCCTGACGGACGGCAGCCGCCCCCAGGACCTTATGACCCGGGAGGAGGGCGCGATCATGGCCCGGGCAGCGGCGAAGGCCAGATAGACAGAAGAAAATTTGTTTATAAAGCGCTATATCTTCATCGGAAGATATAGCGCTTTATATATTATGAAAATCCCAGGGATCAAGCGACTTTGCGGGGATCAGAAGGGCTTTAGATCCAGCTGGATGTCAAAATCATTGGGCTTTGTCTTTTTGGCTTTGGAGTACCACACCTGATCGATTACGGATTTGAGGAGTGCGTTGCGCTGGGCATTGTCGCTGCTCCCGTAGGCATCCAGGACGGCTCTGATCCGCTGAGCCAGGGCCTGGGGGTCAGCCGTTTTGGCGTGGTCGATGGTGCGGCGGGTCTCCGCCTCCTTGCGCTCCAGAGCAGCGATCTTCCCCTTGACCGCCTCCATCCGCTCCCGGAAGGTGGGGATGTCATACTCCCCCAGTTCCAGCAGCTCATAGAGACGGTTTTTCTGGCGGTTGGCGCCGGCCAGCTCCTTCTGGACGGCCAGCAGGGAGAGCTCCAGGGGGGAGGTATCCTGCACACCGGAGGCGGGCTTGCGCACGGAAAGCTGATCCAGCGAATCCTGGAGGGAGTCCAGGACCCGCTTTTCCACCAGCTCGAATTTTGTGCTGGCACAGCAGCCGGGGCGGGTGCAGAGCAGATCGGGGTCCCGCTTCATGACCATGCGCTGCATGTTCATGCCGCAGTTGGCGCACTTG